ACAGGCGTTATATCTTCTTTGTAAGTAGTGAATGCAATGTTTACTTTCAGTTAGCTGAGAGTGAAGACTTCGACTTTGAGTTTAACGGTCAGTACACCAGAGAGCAGCTAGAAAACACTGGACTGGAGACAATCAACTCTGGTACGTATCAGTCACTGTTGGATGACCTGTCGTTTCATGCACTAGAAGAAGATATCTATCAGTACTCTATAGAAGATCTGGTAGCGCGTTACGAAGAAGAAGGAGGCATTCTTCCCGGTGACTGGAAAGAGATGGATGAAGAGTCACGGTACAACTACTTCTTAGACGACTACTTCGACATTCCTCGTACAATTGAAGACCCTGATAAAGACCCTGACGAAGAACCTCCTGTAGAACCAGAGCCGCCTGTAGAGCCTGAGCCAGAACCAGAGCCACCTGTAGAACCACCACCTACAGATCAACCAGAGCCTGAACCTGATCCAGATCCTGAACCTGATCCAGATCCAGATCCAGACCCTGATCCAGAGCCTTCTCCAACTGATATTGAGAGTTTGTTTGCTGACTTCTTGGCACAAATAGACGAAGAGTTTACAGGTCAAATAGAACAAGTCAACGAGATCATTCAGAACTTTGTTGAGACACTGCCTGACTTTGATGCAATGCCTACAATGGAGGACATTGCTGAGTACTTTGAAATCAACGGTGTCACACTGTCAGAGCAGAACTTTGAGCGTATACGTCAAGAGTTAGCTGATGCAGGTTACCTGACACAAGAGCAGTTGACAGAAGCATTAGCTGGTGTTGCTACGCCAGAGCAAGTACAACAGGCTATTGAAGGTGCTGGCTTTGCTACACCGGAGCAGGTAATACAAGCGTTAGCAGAAGCAGGTTATGCTACTCCAGACGACATTACTAACGCACTGGCTAACTCAGGGTTTGTTACAGAAGACCGTATGTTACAAGCCTTGGCAGAGGCTGGATATGCTACGCCTGAGCAAGTACGAGAAATAGTTGACAACGCTGTTTCTAACATTGTTATACCTGAAGGCGCAACTGCAGAAGAAGTACGACAGCTAATCCAAGAGGCTATTGACGGTATACCTGAGGGTATTTCTCTTGAAGACGTAGGCGACGTAGTTAACGAAGCTATCGCTAACATAGAGTTCCCTGAAGGTTTATCTGGAGACGACGTTAGAAGTATTGTAGACAGCTTCGGGTTTGCTACTTCTGCTGACGTACAGGCTGGCTTTGAAGATCTTAATCAACGCTTTGATGACGCTATCAACGGTATTGCTACACAGTTTAGCGACCAAGAAGCAGAGTTCCTAGCTAGTATTACAGGACTTGAAGCGTCTCTGATCCAGTCTCTTGCAGCAGTAGAAGGTGGACTCAGTGCTGAATTAGAGATGCTAAACACTGACATTATCTCTTTGCAAGAAGACGTAGCCAATCGTTTTGATGAGTACAGAGATTTTACAACAGAACAGTTTGAACTTGCAGCTACTGAACGTCAACAACTACAGCAAGCTATTATTGCGGCTAACGGTGACATTACACAGCTAAGTGCTGACATGCAACAGATGTTTGCAGACTTTGGTGGTACTATTTCTGATCTGTTTGCTGGCGTAGGTGTTGACATTGAAGCGCTACAATCAGGACAGATAACGCAGCAAGAAGCACTAGATCAACTGCGTACATCTATAGGCCAACAGTTTAGTACGGCACAGGAAGAGCGTCAGGAACTACAACAGGCAATCATAGCTGTTGGTGGTGACGTAACTCAGCTTAGTGACGATATGATGCTACGGTTCCAACAGCAGGACCAGAGCATAGAGGAACTGTTTGCTGGTACTAACGTAAACATTGAGGCGCTTCGTCAAGGTCAGATAACACAACAAGAAGCATTTGACGCTTACCAGCAGTACACAACAGAACAGTTTGGTCAAGCACAGCAGGACCGTTTAGCACTAGCTCAGGAAATAATTAGTGTTGGTGGTCAAGTAGAAGCACTTAGTGCGGACAGTCAACAACGGTTTGCTGAACTAGGTTTGTCTCTTTCTGATCTGCAAGAAGAGTTCAACGTAAACCTAATTGGTCTACAACAAGGTCAGATCAGTCAGGCTGAGGCGTTTGGTCAGTTTAGAGACAGTGTTACTACACGGTTGGGCTTGGCAGAAGAAGAACGTGAAGAAATACTAACACGTCAAGTTGTCTTTGAAGGAATGTACGGTGAAGATCAACAGGCACTGCAAGAGCAAATCACTACTGGTAACTTACTAACTATGTTAGCTGGTGGTGGTATGTTCGGTGGAGCAGCTGCGCCTGCTAGAGCGCCTTATAAAGAGTTTACGAAAGGCATCACGTACCGCCCTAGAGAAGCACCGCAGCTTGCTATTAAAACTCCAGCTTTAGATTACAACGAAGAAGCACAAAAATTATTAATGCGGACACGCAGACGAGGAATGTTGGTATGACGTACCTTAACCTAATGAATAACGTACTACGTCGATTGCGAGAAGAAGAAACGACATCGGTTACTAGTACTACCTACGTTAAGATGGTAGGTGATTTTATTAATGATGCAAAAAAAATGGTAGAAGAAGCTTCTGATTGGTCTGCCTTGCGAGATACTATTGTTATTAGTACTACTGCATCGGACAACAGCTACTCACTTACTGGCGGTAGTGACAACGTAAAAGTAATGTCAGTTCTTAACGACACTGAAAATTGTTTTATGGGTTATCAGACTAAGGACTGGTTTAATGAGCAGCTGTATTTGGTTGATGCTGCAGAAGGCGCACCACGGTACTACACGTACAACGGTCTAGACTCTAGCGGTGACACAGAAGTTCTTGTAGGACCAACTCCTGATGCTGTGTATAGCTTGAGGTTTGATGTCGTAAAAAGACAAGCCGACCTATCTAGTAACACTGACACTTTGTTAGTTCCTGCAATGCCTGTTGTACATCTTGCTGTAGCGTTGCTTGCACGAGAGCGTGGTGAAACTGGTGGTACTTCTGTTGCTGAGTACTTCCAGATTGCTGATAAGTTTTTGTCTGACGCTATTGCTATAGACGCAGCAAAGCACCCAGAAGAGATGGTATTTAGGACTATTTGATATGGCTCAACAACTGCAAAGTATCAATCTTGTAGCCCCAGCGTTCAAAGGTGTTAACACCGAAGACTCGCCGTTGGCTCAAGACCCGTCGTTTGCAGAGATTGCAGACAACGCTGTGATTGACAAACGTGGTCGTATTGCTGCACGTAAGGGCCACACTGTTGTAACAACAAACAAAACTGTACTTGGCACTGACTCGTTACGGTCTATCAAAGAGTACAAGGACAACGCAGGAAACACCAAGATATTCTCTGTTGGCAACAACAAGATCATGAGTGGCACAACTACACTGGCAGACGAAACTCCCGGTAGTTATACAATCAGTGCTAACGACTGGAAGATTGTAAACTTTAATGACCACTTGTTTTTCTTTCAACGTGGTTACGAGCCTTTGGTTTACTCTAATCATGCTGGCGTTGTAGAAAAGATGTCAACACATACACATGCTACTGGCGTTGCTAGTACTATGTACGGTCATGAGGTGTTAGCGGCGTATGGACGTTTATGGACTGCGGACTTTAGTACTAACAAGTCTACTATCTATTGGTCAGACCTGCTAGACGGTGTTGCATGGTCAGGTGGATCTAGTGGCAACATTGACGTGTCTAAGGTGTGGCCTGACGGTTACGACGAGATTGTAGCTTTAGCTGCACACAACGGTCTGTTGATTATCTTTGGTAAGCACAGTATTATTGTGTACGACGGTGCTACTTCTCCTGCTTCTATGACTTTGTCAGATACCGTAGCAGGCATTGGTTGCGTCAACAGAGACACTGTGCAGTACACTGGTACAGATGTGTTGTTCTTGTCGCATACGGGTCTTAAGAGCTTTGGCAGAACAATACAAGAAAAGTCAATGCCTATTAGCAGCTTGTCTGGCAACATTACTAAGGACATCATTGCTGCATTGCAGAATGAAACAGAGTTTTTTAGAACTGTGTACAGCCCTGAGGAAGGTTTCTACCTGCTAACCTTTACTGGTCAGGATGTTACTTATTGTTTTGACGTGCGAAGTACTTTAGAAAATGGATCATACCGTGTGACTCGTTGGCCGTCTACTAAGTTTACATCATTTACACGATTAGAAAACGGTACGTTGTACATTGGTACCAGCAACGGTATCAGCACGTACACAGGTTACAGCGACAACGGCAGTGGCTACAGATTCAAATACTACAGCCCAAGCTTGACATTTGGTGATAGTTCTAGAGTTAAGATTTTAAAGAAGTTAAAACCTACTCTTGTTGGTGCAAATAACGCCACAGTGTTTCTTAAGTGGGCTTACGACTTTGAAACAACGTATGCTACTGCAGAGTTTACAGTAGGTAATCAGATTACTGGGTTTTATGGTGAGAGTGAGTACACCACCGTAGAGTTTACAGCAGGTCAGTTGACCAACGCAAGAGTACTTAATACAACAGGATATGGGACAAGTGTACAGGTAGGTTTAGAGTCAGAGATTGACGGCTTTGCTTTGTCACTACAAGAGATTAACGTAATGGCTTTGATAGGAAAGCTACTTTAACGGGAGATAACTATGGCTGGCCCTATAGTAACAGGTAATACAACATCTACCACAGAGGAAAGCTCAGGAGGCTTCTTAGACTTGCTAGGAAATCTTGGTTCGTTCCTAATGCAACCAGACGTTCTCCTTCCGGGTGTTGTCGGTGGACTATTAACAGGTGAAGCATACGGTCGTCTTAGTGATATAGGACGAGAGGCTAGAACAGGTGCTGAAGCTCTTGCTGCACAACAAATGGAGCAGACACAGTTTAGACCCTTTACTGTGACTACTGCTACTGGTGCTGGCATGGGTACTCAGGTAACGCCTGAAGGTGGTATTGAAACTACTATGGGCCTGTCTCCACAAGAAGTTGCTTTGCAGAATCAACTACTAGGAGGCGCTGGTGGTTTCTTTGGTCAAGCAGTACAGCCTAGAGAAGCACGTGAGCAGGCTATCTTTGAGCGTATGCGTAGAGCGCAGCGTCCTGAAGAAGAGCGACAACGTCTTGCACTTGAAGAGCGTTTAGCAGGGCAAGGTAGACTTGGTGTTAGTTCTGCTGCTTATGGAGGCGCTACTCCTGAAATGTTAGCGATGTCTACAGCGCAAGAAGAAGCACGTAACAGAGCTATGCTAGGAGCTATGCAGCAGGCTCAAGCAGAACAAATGCAACAAGCAGCATTAGGACAACAGTTCCTTGGTGCAGGTTACTTGCCACAGCAACAGCTTATGGCAGCTACTCAGCCTGCACAGCAGTTGGCAGCGTTACAGCAACAAGCTCAGTTGCAAGGTGCTGGGTTGTTTGGTGAAGCAACTATGTCGGGTCTTGAAGCTCAGTTGGTTGCAGAACAGGCACGAGCTAACTTACTAGGACAAACAGGTACTGGTCTTTTACAAGGTGCGTTAACTCCTAGTACAACGTCAACTGAAGCAGCTATAATTCAAAAAATTCTTGGAGGCTAAACATGGCTAAGTTTTCACAAGCGTTCCTACAAGGATTGCTACAGCCTACTTATGGGCAAGGGATGTTTACTGCCGCACAACAAGCAGCACAACTTCCGGGCCAGCTTAGGCAACAGCAAGCACAACAACAGCAAATGGAAGCATTGCGCTCTATGACGCCTCTGCAACGTGCTCAGTACTCTATGCAGACGGCGAAGACTCCTGCTCAGATTACTGCTGCTCAATCACAGATGGATGCTGCTCAAGAAAGTATAGCTGCTGGTAAAAAAGAAGAGGCTGTTGCTGAGTTAAACAAGTTGTATCAACAGTACATAACTGAAAACGATCCTGAAAAGATTGCTAGTCTTGAGACTCGTATACGTAGTCTGGCAACAGCTGCTGGTCGTGATGTTACTGCAGTAGAAAACCAATTACAGAATCTTCGTAGTCGTAAAGCAACTCAAGCTACTGAAGAACAGTTTCAAACATTCTTTGATAAGTATGTACCAGACAATAAGAAAGAAGAGTATCGTGGTCTTACTCAGGCACAGATACTAACTCGTCTTGATCAAGATGCCGATGTAGAAGAAGCAAGAGAATGGGCTAAGTGGTTAAACAAGAACACCATAACTGACGGTAATAGGCAGGAAGCTATTGATCTTGCAGTACAGGCATTTGGTAGTAGAGCAGCGGCAGAAGTAGCTAGAGCAGAAGCTAGTCAGCTGTCTAAAGCTAAAGAGTCTAAAGCAGAGCGTAAGCGTACTTTGTTAGTCACTTATCAAGGTAGGCAAGAAGCATTTAGTATTGGACCAGCACCTACTAAAAAACCTACTAAGTTAGAAATTTACCTAGATAAAGATGGTAATGTACCTGATCGTATTATTAATATGTTGAATGATACTGCAGTATCTGCGGTAGGTCAAGACTTCGAGTATACGTGGAGCCTTCCAGTTCCTGAAACAGATGTTACTCCGCCGTTGCGTTCACCTACTCAAACAACAAGTACAGTTCCTACTCTTAATCAATTGATGGACGTTAATAATGGTACAGCTGGTCGTTAAAGAAGACGACACTAAGCAGACACCTACAGTAGAAAAACTATTAGAGAAGTACGGCAACACGCCTATTGATCAAATACCCGTAGATGATCTGTTAGTGATCTTTGGGGATACCCCTACCAATGAAATACCAGAGCAGGTTCGTGCTACTCTGATGAACGAGGCTGTTCAGCGAAGAGCTAAAAAGCTTGGGCCTGAAGAGGCTGGGTTTAGTGGTCTTACTTCTGCACAAGCAGCAGAGATGGCTCCGTTTGCTCCTGCTGGTATGGGCGTTCAACGTATCAATGCAGCATCTATAGCTGGTTTTAAAGACGGCCTAATGGATTCTCTTCGTGGTCTAGGCTTAGCACCTAAAAAGTCTCTTGATGAAGAGTTCGACACTAGAGTAGAACTAGCAAGAGCGCCTGAAGATTACTTCTCAGGCATGTTGACAGGTGCTGTTGCTGATCCTGTTGGCTTAGCTGTTGGTGGTGTAGGCGGTAAATTAGCTGTAGCAGGCGCTACTAAAGCTTTACCTAACGCTCCTAGAGTAGCTACTGCTTTAGGTATTACTGCTGGTGGTGGTGCAGAGGGTGCTGCTCAGGGTGCGCTTATTCCTGTATATGAAGAGTTCGGTGACAGTCGTTTAATGAACACTATTTATGGTGCTAGCATAGGTGCTGGACTAGGCGCTGGCGTTGGTACTGCAGGGGCTCTTGTTACCCCACCGTTACGTCCGACTGAAACAAAACCAGAACTAGCACCACAGCCTGTATCTTTGCAACCTACTGCGCTTGCTGGTCAGGACTACAAGCCTCGAATGAACAGACCTGTAGAGACTCCAGTTACTACTGCTGCTGTAGAGCCTACACCTCAGGTTACTCGTTCTACTCCTGCTACGCTTAAAGTACAAAACATAGATCAGCAGATTGCAGACCTTGAGCAGAAAGCACAACAAGTAGGACGTAAGAAGCGTAAGCCTATCGAGAAACAGATAGAGAAGCTACGTGTTACTAGGCAGAAAGAGCTTAATCAAGCCAATGAAAAAGCTGCTGTTATTAAAGAGAAGGTTGTTTCTTTAGAGAACCAGCTAGATAGACTGTCTCGCCGCAAAGAAGAGCTACAACCGGGAGAGGCTGGCGCTAAGGCTAGACAAGCTCGTGCAGAACGAAGAGAAGAAGAACTACAACAAGAAATAGATACGCTTACTGGCTTAGACTACTCACCTAATGGCGGATACGTTGTTACTATATCAGGCGTAGGATACGATAATCCTTTGCAGATTGTCAACAAGAAAAACAGATTAGAACTAAACAATCCTACTGATGCAGAGATTAGTGTAAAGCTAGAACCGCCTAAAGAGACTGGTGATCCTGTTACTGATGCAGCGAACAAGTTAAATTATATCCTTAACTCTGACGATGCTGCTCCACGGTTAGGACTAGATGCTCCACCTAGTGCATCGTCTGCTGGTGTACGTCCTGCAGTACAGTATGCACAAGAAGTATCAGCAGGTGTTGATGAAGCAGCAGCACAACGGGCTGGTGAGATGCCACCGTCTACTGCTAGAGATAGAGCAGATATGCCTGTAGGTAGGGACATAGGCAGACAGGAAGAAATGACCCAAGAAGAAATAGGTCGTCGTGCTGCATTGCTTGCTGCATCAACAGAACAAAAGCAGCGTCAACAAGCTAAGCAGATGGGTTTTAAAGATGAGGATGTTGACTGGGCTATTCAAAATCTTCCTACTATTTCTGAGCGTAAGTTTACATACGACAATGTAGAGCAAGCAGCTGCAAGGTTGAAAGCAGGTCCAATAGGTAGAGACTATGATACACTCGTAGACTTTGTTATGGATCAAGACAGGATCTTTACAGCAGAAGAGATGGAAGCACTGCGTCCACTATTTATTGAGGCCAACAACAGAGTAGATCAAACGCTAAAGCAAATGCGTAAGCTGAAGAAAGATGGTCAAGCTGACAGCGTTGAGATGGTTAAGTTAGTAGAAGATTTATACTTCAACAACTACATTGCAGAAATGCAAAGAACTAACGGTCGTGCTGCTTCTCATGTATTAACTCAGGCTAAAAAGACTAAGCGTTTTGTAGCAGAGAATACACGCCGTGTTAATCGCAATCAACTAATCACCAACCTGTTTGGAGTTAAGTGTGGCTAGAAAAGTTATATCAAAAGAATGTGAAGAAAGCGTTAACAGGCTCCTTGCTGCCGTTGACTCTATGCCTGAAGAGTTTGAGTCTATACGTCCTGAAGTTATACGTCAGCTTCTTAACGACGGTGGGTCTAAGAATTTTAACATTGCTACTGTAATTTCTGCCCTTCATAATAATGCGTTGCTTGCATCAACAGGTATGTTCATGGCTAACATAGGGTCAGCAATGGCTCAAGGGCTTTTGTATGTTCCTAATTCTATGATACGTAACGGGGCAGTAAATACCTATGCTGCCTACGCCGCTGTATTAGGAAAAGATGCACAGCTAACTACTAACATGCTTAGGTATTTTAAGTCTGCTATGAAGACAGGTATTGCTTCAGACGTAGAAACTGATATTAGAATTGTGGCTGAACGTGCTGGCTTGACAGAAGAAAAACTAAAAGAAAAAGCTAAAGAAGCTTATGTTAGATCGTGGGCTGCAACAGACGATAGCATTACTGAAGCAGACATAAAAGCGTTTGTTGATTCTATTAATCTTACGGATCAAGAAGCTGTTAGATTTTTTTCTGACATAGAATTCATGGCAAACCAGCGGGTGCCTGATAAACTAAGATGGATTACTATTCCTCAGCGAGGCGCTGTTGCTATTGACGAAGCAGCTAAAGTATTTTTTAGGACTTTACGTGTTTCTGAGATGGCACGTAAACAAGCACTTAAGCAAGCTCAGGCAACAGGAAGGTCAGTTGATGAGTTACACGCTGAGTATTTCTCTGATGTTATGAATGCGCATAACGCACGTTATCAAGGAGAAATGGACTTAGCAAAAGAAATAGAAACTACTTCTAACTTTAAAGCTGTTCGTGGTGCTACTGCTGCATTAGAAAAAAAGACTAATGAATTTTTTAAACCTTTGTTTTCTGCTGAAGATATTCCTTACGAAGATATTAGAGAGTTTGCTCTAAACCTTACGTTCCAAAGAAGATTACCTACAGATATTTCCATATCCGCTCCTGTTACAGGGTTAGTTAATCTACTAGGTAAAGCTAAAGGTAAGATGGGTAAAGAGTATTCTTTAGGGGAGAATGTAGCAGGTGCTCTAGTTAGCACAGCGTTTCCTTTTACTAAGACTCCGTATAACATTGCAATGGATGGTATGTCTTATACTCCTCTTGCATTGATACCTTTCTTTAGACCTAAAATCCTTAGAAAGAAAATGAGAGACGGTAAGATAGTTACTGAAGCTGGTTACCAAGAAGATTACTTAACAAGAGTAGCTATAGGCTCAGCGTTTATGATGGGTATTGGTACGTTGTTTGCTACTCAAAATGAAGAGGGTCTTCCTTTTATTACTGGTACTCCTAAAGATTTAGAAGAAAGACGCAGATGGCAACAAACAGGTATCCCTGAAAGGTCTGTACTTGTTGGTGATGTGTATGTTCCTTTTGATCGTATAGAACCTATAGGAGGTTTTCTTGGTCTTTATGTAGACGTAGCAGAAGCTGTGTTTAGAGAAAGAGACTTTGAAGATCCTGAAGAAACTCCAGCAATAGACATGATTGATGAGATGATGATTGGTCTTCTTAATGCATCGTTAAATAAAACAGTACTTGAGTCTGGTATACGATTCTTAGATAACTTTAGATACTCCAACAAAAGTTTAGTTGAAGGGGCTATTGCTTCTGGTGTTGACATTGGTAAAGGATTTATTCCTACTGGTGTATCAGACTTAGCACGTATTCTAGACGAAGAAGAACGCATATCTAAAACAGCTTATGAAAAAATAATTCAACGTGTGCCAGGATTACGAGAGACATTACCTGTAGCTACTCCTCAGTTTGAAGGTGTAGACATGAATCAAAACCTCTTTGAGATTATTACAAAGATGAACTTTGTTCCTACTAATCAGTCGCAGGTACAGAAAGAAATATACAGAAAGGAAGCTAACATTCCTGTTATTGATAGTGAGTTTGTCGGCGTAAAACTAGACGGTAGAGAATTGTCGTTGCTTAGAGAGCTTGCTGCTCCTTACCAAAATGCAATGCTTAGTGCGTTGGTTGAGTCAGGTGAGTATAAACTAGCTGGTAATCAGTTTGGTGCATCAAGACAAAAAGTGTTAATAGAGGACTATGCTTCTCGTTCTGTACATCCCGGCAGAAACAAACAGTTACTTGCTAAGTTTATACAGGAAGGTACTAAACGGTTTGGACCTAACTGGGTAAGAAGTATACAGGCTAGGAAGTTTAATGAAAAGATTAGGCAGAAAGGATTACAAGACGCCCAACAGTTTATGGATACTGTTTATTAAAAAAGGGGCCGAAGCCCCTAAGTTACAACTCACAGTTATTACCCGTGCAGGCTAACTGCTGAGACCCTTCCGTCATGTCAGAGTTCTCAGAGATGTTCCAATCAATCGTCTCTGGGAATTCCTCCTTCAGCTTCTCATAGGTCTCTACGTCGATGGGTTCATAAGGAGCCTGTTGGTACGTGTGTTCGGAATAAGGCAGAAAACTAACACCGCTTATCTTATCGAACTTGTTGTACAACCACTGACCTACCTCAAGAAACTCATCATCACGGTAGTAACACGTCATTGATGGTTTGTGTTCACACCAATAGTCTTGGTATATCTCCCATAGTTCTAACTGTTCCATAGCACCCATCTCAGAGGCCACCACAGCCCCGTCAGGGGACTTTATAGGGAAGGAGAATACCTTGGTACTGGGTGACATTACATCGTCCTCTACGGGGATTCCTGCGGCCTCAAGGACTGTACACAGTGGGTCTCTTGCATCTGCTCGTACTCTTCTGATGTACTGGTGTGCGTATCGTGGATGGATACCGCTAGCAGAATCCACCAGTTGACTAACAGTACCAGAAGGCTTAACGGCGGTGATAGCGCAACTAGTA